AAGAATATCTTTATTGGGTCTTTATGAATTGTGTCTGGAAGATAAGGAGCAACGTCCTCGTCTTTCTGTGCTTTACGAACAGATGCTTCTTTCATCTTTTCGTGAAGAGTTTTTAAATTACGGTAGTACTGTGGTGCGCCCCAAGAGTTTCTTACGATAAAAGCGGCGTCAAAGATATCAAACCTACCAAGTACGTTGGCGTCAACGAATTGCATAATGCTATACAGCTCTTCTGGCTTGCCATTCTCAATAGGAGTACCTGTGAGTGCAAAACGGTACGGGGCGTTGACAAGTTTCTTGACTGCTCTTGAGCGCTTGGACTTAAAAGATTTGATTGCTGTGGCTTCGTCAAGGACGACAAATCCTCTTGGTAACTCCTTGACATAGTCCCAGTCGTTAACAATCTGCTCGTAGTTAAGAATGATGTAATCAATGCCTGTGTTACGCCAGTCTTGGGCTTGAGCATATTGCTCTGCTCTTTTCTTCGGCGTTCCATCCACAACCAAAGCTCGTGAAGTTCCATTAGTAAATTTCTCTATCTGTCCAGCCCATTGGTATTTTAGGGAAGACAGGCAAATTATAAGGCCTGGCTCAGTTACTTTGTTCTCATCCATCAGACGCTCTATTGCAGCTATGGTAATAACTGTTTTGCCTAACCCAAGGTCATAGGCAACCAACATGCGCTTACGAAGGCACATCTTGTCAACGGCCTCTGGTTGATAAGGAAGAAGGGAGCCACTAAAAGTCATCTGCGTACTCTACCTCAAGCATGGGTTTCATTTTAAGACCTTTAGAAGGGCAAGGGCCGCGCCCATGGACATCAGCAAATCCTTTTCTAGAACCAGAAGGCATGTGACCATGCAACTTTTCATCATACTTCATAAGTATTTTTCCTTGTTTTTGACAGTGACCGCATGTCATACATAAATAGGTTCCCTTAAACACCGTGCCGTCATCTGTTATCCAATCTAAAAACTTAGCAGTCCACACCCAACAGTGATTGCAAAGATACTGTTCATAATTTTTTTTATAGTCTTTAGACATAAGCTCTCATACGAGTGTCTACCAGCACCTTTAAATCTTCTAAGGTCCCAGCGTTATAAAAAATCTGGTCTGCTTTGTAATCTGCCATTTCAGACTCAGAGACGTGCTCGTTTACTGGGCCAAACCCAGGACGTTTGATTCTCCATATCTGTGCATCATCGTATTTCTTAATAGTATCTGCTTCATTAAGAAACCTAACATCTGTAATAACTACGTTCTCTGTAAAGTGCACGTCTCTTAAAGCCTGTGCTACCCAAAACTGTTCACCAAATACTTCACGTGCAGCAATGCCCACGTTCTGCAATAGACGGCGTACCCCGCCGTACTGCTTAGCCTCGTCCCAACCTACTCGGTCTACTAGCTGTCTTAATATTGTTTCTTCATTAGCTACATGTCCTACTACAGGATTCATGGCATAACAGAACTCACGTATAGGGTCTGCAAAAGCTATGCGTTTGAATGCATATTTTTCAACAAGGATGTTTGCAAGAGTGTCCTTGCCTGACTGTGCGTAACCAGTGAGTCCAATAATCATTTGCCGTCCCAGTTTCCTATCTTTGTAGTGGGTATGCCATTTTCTTGCCAAAGTCTAATCACATTTGGGTTGTCGTCAACAGCATGTTTAACGTCCCAGAATAGTCTTATGTGTTCCAGTATGTCCTTTTTGACCTCATAGTCTGGTCTGTAGTCCTTATTGCCACGCATAAACAATGCGGTGTGTGGGACGTTTGCTTTTGTTTCTAGCCAGTATGAGGTGTGGGCACGCCACTCTTCTCTGCGGGCGGTCACAATGATTATGTCAGTGTCGCCCTTGTCAACAACGTTCCACAACATGTCCACCACATGAGGATGGGGTGGAACATGGACGGATTCTCTGTGGAACTTATCAAAATCTTTCTTAAAATCATCAGTGTCATCTTTGTTAACTATGTACTTTAATATTGAATCTACGTTAGCCAATGTTCCATCTACATCAAATATCCAAGCTGGTCTTTTCTTTATCCTACGTAACGGCATGTTCTCCTCTTAGTGCTTTCTTTCCATTTACCATATGGCGTGCGTTCTCTAATCCATAGACTATCTCAGACTTGCTCATAGCGCCAACATCCTTCATGTCCGTGTTGCTGTAATTAAAGAACCAAGCGTCTGTGCCATATTCCTGTGCAAGAATCAACAAGTTTACTGACGAGTCTTGACCAGCCTTATCGTTGTCCATAGCAAAAATAACCCTATCGGCTCCACGCATTAGGTTGAACTGTTGCATAGATACCATAGAGCCGTAAGTGCTGACCCCACCTTTGATACCAACAGATGCCATTCTTACTACATCTAGCGGAGACTCAACAATAATCATGTCCCCACCTTTGTATTGCTTGTAACCAAATAACGTTGCGCTCTTTGGTACCCCAACAGGCTGGTTTCTAAAGAATCTAGACTTGTGACCTTTTTCTTGCCACCCCAATAACTTATGGGTGTGTGGGTCACGAATAACAGTAATCCAATTGCTGTGTCTTTCACTCCATAGAACTTCATACTCTTGCGCTGCAGCCAATGTAAGACCGCGTGAGGCAAGTGCATCTGCTGGCGGGTCAATAAAAGCCGCAAGCATTGACTCGGTTATGTAAGTAATGTCTTCAAATACTTTTTTTGGTTTGATTGCTTTTTGTAAAGAAGCCGCAAGGTTAGATGACCCGTCATTAAGCCACTCTTTAGATTTGTCGAAGTCCCACTTTTGAATATAGGAAACCAATGACAGCAGTCCACCTTTGTAGTGGCATGAGAAACAGATATGTGCACCTGTATCAGCGTTAATCCACCACGATGGGTTTCTGTCCTCGTGACCTGTTCTTTCAACATGTGCTGGACAATAGCTTTGGATTTCTGAGCCTCTAGTGGATACGACTTCAAGGCCTAACCTCTCTAACGTTTCCTGCATCTCGTTTAATGTCATAGGTCATCATTTTCTAGTTCGCGGAATTGACCGTTGTTCCAGTCCCACATAAGTGTTACTTCGCCACGGCCAGAGTTACGGCTGTCTAGAATCTTTAGTACGCGAGTGTCGTCCACTGCTTCATCCTCTCTTTGTAGTCCAAATATTACGTCTGCATCTTGATGAAAAGAAGAGGAGTAACCAATTGAGTCTGCAGTTACTTGTCCCTTTTTCATCTTCCACTTCAATGCCTGAGTGGAAATAACAATGGGTACCTTAAACCTTTGTGCCATGCGTTTCAAGCTACGAGTAATGTTGGTAATAGCCTGCGGAGTATTTGCCTCTCCAGTCTGCTCGTCAATCATCAAGTATGTACCGTCAATAAATACAACGTCTGGATGCAACACCTGTATCTTGCTGGAGATGCCAGTGACAGTCATGCCCGCTGCTGAGTCAACTAACCAAAACTTTTCTCTCATCTTCTCAATGCTTGCAAGCTTTGCTTTGTAACGTCCTTCTTCTTCTGGTGTAAGTAAACCGTTAATAAGACGACTGTGTGAAACCCTTGCTCTCATTGCATCGTAACGAGTCAGCTGCTCGTGGTTGCTCATCTCAAATGACTGGAACATAACTCTCTTGTCTTTCATATGAACGTTCTGTGCA